ATCAATCTTATTTTGACCACCAAATGCCCAACCATTAAAGTGATTATCAGGATAAACATTTGGGTCACAATACTTTTTCATCTCGGCATACCAATCTTCCGATTGACCGTGATTACGACCTTGTAACACATTTAAGAACTTGCACTTACCTGAACGATTGTTAATAAAGTATTCGTTATTGATATGAGTAGCACTAATAGCTTCTTCAATAGTACTGATACCATGAAGGCTAACACCATTCTTATCTTTCATACCGAAAGTTGTCAATGATTGACTTGGGATATCTAAACACATACCATAATCCATGTATGTGTCCATCCAGTTCAATACTGCTTTACGCTTTACCATAGCACGTGGGCAGTTAGGATCTTTCCAGTCAGCTGGCCATTGACCTTTTAGAATTTGAAATCCACCACTATCACCTAACATAAATGTACCTTCTTCACGTTCTCTAATGATTGATTCACTAGCATCGTCTTTGTTAGTATCTAAGTTAGCATGACCAGCACTGTACAATCCCCATTTATAATAATAGAGACCTTCTTTGCTGTTTAAGAAATTTAATTTCTCAACATCACCATTGAAGCCTGCAGGGATTCGAGCCTTGTCAAAGTACTCTTCACCTTTACGTTGTTTACCTAAACCAGATATATAGAAACTACTGACTGCGGGTAAAAACAATGCCCAGTCTGGATTTTGTTTTTGTGATAAATTATCTTGTTCCATTAGGGTACCATTGAAGGTTTAATTGCGTCATTGCCAGGACTAGTAATTAAAGTCTTGACCATATTGATTTGTTCTTCTTTATCTTTAATTTGATTCATCAAATCTTTAATAGCGGGGTTTGTTTCTGCTAATTTGTTGCGCTCGGCTTCTTCAAGCATTTTCTGTTCAGCCCACTTTAAGATACTGATGGCATGATTGTCTAAACTAACATGAGCACTAGAACTTTGCACAGTTACCCAAGTAGAACCATCAAAGACTTCCATGTTTTGACTACTTGGATTATATCGCATATTACCTACACCGGGACCAGTATTATGTCCGATGTAAGTACTAGACGGCATGCCGCCGGATATAGTTAAGAATGGACCATTGGCGTAGATACTTTTTATCATTTTGCTTGTGCTGGGAGTCTATAGCAGTATGTCGCTAAACCTGAATCAACGATAATCTCTGTTGCACCAGCATCACTGATACGAACAATCTTATCACCAACTAAGTCCATGATACCGATAACTTGTTTGACGGGCCAGTACCAGCTTTTAGTCAATGTACCGCCTACTTGAGGATGAAACACAAAGCTACCACTGTGTGTTGATGGATCACCAAAATAATATTTTAAATCATCACCGTCTGTTTTAGCAACAAAATGTTCTTCTTCACTATTAGCACTGGCTTGTTTTTTCAAACGCTGGATGCCAGCAATAGTGGGCTCAAAGCTAACATTCCAAGGTGGAGTTTTAAAGCCAACAGATTTAATTTTTTCTTCAACAACTGTTTTGTACATCAAACGATAGTCATTGATAAAGTCACCTGTCTTTGTTTCAAAGTGAATTGCACCGGGAATCTCTTCACCGTCACGTTGTGTTTTAGACACATTGATTTTAGCATGTTCATCATACTCATCAAAGCCAACGATTGTTTTTAGTTTAGCTAAGTTAGGCATACCAAACACACCCATGAAGTCGTGAATTGGGTTTTTAAATGAACCACTGAGAATCAGAGATTTATCTTCCGCAATTGCATTGAACTGTGTCTCTGTGTCGGTACCTGTGATTTTAATCAAATCAATACCAAGACCATGTGTATGGTCAATTAAGTCTTTAAGATAGTCTTTCATGTTTTTCCTTTATGTATAGTACTATTTAGGTAGTTATGTTGTGTATTATAATGGCATACATTGCGAATGTCAACAAGCAATTTAACCAAATGTGAATAAGTCATCAAATGTAGATTTAACATCAATGTTACTCTTAATGTCCCAATTTAGAACACCAAGTAAGTTGTCAACCTTTTCGTCAACTAATGTAGATTCCATAGCGTCATCATCAAATGGTAACTCTTTGAACCATGTAGGTAGTCGTAGTTCATCAACTGGGTAAGCAATTGAATTAAAGCCTAGTGGATTGGGTTTGAGTTTACAAACGATAATTTTCATACCATCAACAATTTGTTGACTGTAATTGTCTCCGTTCATTCTGCGTAGATAGTTCCAATTGATAGCGGCTCTAGCATGACCAACACCACACTTGCCTGTCTTTTCAAACACTTGTGTATGTTTAGTTAGATTGTTAACTGATTTAGGTGAACCTTTAGTCCAACTGTCTTGTTCAACCAGTATACGTTTAAACTCTTTAACACGTTCAATTACATCCTCACGATTTTTACCTCGTTGAAGAACCATCTCAAGTACATCCATTAAAAACTCTTGCACATATTTAGGAGTATCAGCACGTTTCAAGTCAAGACCCATAGCTTTGATATCACCTAATTGACCGTCTTTATCTTTACGTTTGCCCTCTTTGTCAAAGATGTTAATAGCATAACGCTTCTTAGTGATAAAGATACTACGATCACCAATTAGTTCACGACCAGCTTTAATGATTGCACCATTCTTGCGAGGTGCATGAAATGCTTTCTCCATGAATGCTGGAAACGATTCGTTTGCCTGTTCAGCAATGCCATCATATAACCCAATACAAGTCTCTTTATCCCAAGTCAATTCACCATTCTCTATTTGCGATTTGAGAATAGGGTATGCCGTGAAATAACAACTGTCAGTATCACCATATACAATTGCAGGACCTTCGTGATTGTAGTCACCGGTGACAGATTCATTGATTGTACTCATCATATGACGAACAATCTGACGACCACTCAATGTAACACTTTGACCGATACGCTTATCATAGAAACGGCAGTGTTCGTTCAACAATGCACCATAAGCTGAGTTAAGCAAAATCTTACGAACAAGTTGTCGCTTATCGTAATATTCATACTTGTCAGTGCCATATGCTTCTTTAGCAAGTTTCTGTGTTTCTTTACGTTCTGAGTACCAGCGACTTAATAGACCAGGAACAACACCTTCTTTTTCATAAGTAAAGATAGTGCCATTTGCTGACAACATCCAGGGCTTATGACTATCAAAGACCATCTTCCAAACTTCTGCGGCACTCATTTCTTCACTACGACCATCTTCATAGTCAACAGTAAGCATTGTGCCACGCTCTTGGTTCATAATAGCTGTGTATTCTAATGAGCCGAACAAGTTCTCCCATAGTATAGCACCAGTTACATCGTCATCACCTTCTTTGAAGTATTTCTTTCCTTCAGCAAGGTTACGACCTTTTTCTTTCATGTAATGGTCAGTTAGTGTTTGTCTGACTTGTGCGACAATCGTTTCTCCGCCCATGTTGACGGCACGAATAACCGAGGGGTAGAGTGAGTTAATGTCGACGGCGCCGACCCATTCGTGCATACCTCTTTTCGGCGTAGCAACATAGGCACCTGCTGCCTGCTGGACTTCTTCTGCATTTTCAACCTTTCGTTTTTTATCTGGAACAACTAACCCACGTTCGTGAGCCTCATTAAAAATTGCCATCTCAATCATTGCCACTGAACCCATAACTGTTGGGAGCAGTACTGTGTTCTCATGTGCAAGTTGATTGGCTAATTCTAAAAACTTAAGTTTGTTGTGAATCTTCACCAACAACATAGTATCTTGTCTGTTATACTCTAAAAACTTTTCCCAGTCTTTATTGTACAATTGGTCAAGAGTACCTTCATATTGTGTTTTGTTTTCACCAACTTCCATTTCACCAATAGCATCTAGTTTATAGCTATGGCGACTTTCATAGTTGTATTTCTTATAAAGTTGAAGATAATCCATGTGAATACGACCAACTAAATCGTAAGTCATTTCACTCTTACCAAATCGTTCATATTCCCTAGGCTTGGGAAGTTGACCCATCAAGCAGAACTTGCGTGTGTCATCTTTACTCATAACTCTAGTAACACGATTGACCATGTAGGGTATATCATATCCTTCTGAGTTCCAACCAGTCAGTACATCGGCATCTTCAATAAGTTGAAAGAAAACATCAAACATTTCTTTCTCAGTTTTGAAAAGCATAGTGTTCTCAAACTTACGTGTGATTTCCCATGCTGTTTCATCACTCATGTGCTTTGGAGGAATACACAATGTCACCAGTGTGTCTTGCCAATCCAAATACATACTGATAGCAGTTACAGGATTGAATGGGTCGCTTGTTGGACTGAATCCTTTGACAGGATCAAAGTCTACCTCAATGTCAAAGAAGCAAGTATGCAGTTTAGGTGCATCAACTTTAAGATAGTTTTCGCTTAAGCAACGAAAAACTACGTTGATATCACTTTCAAATAGTGTTTTACCTGAATGGATACGCTTTTCTTTTTCAAACTCTGTGCGTTTGCGTGTACTGAAACGACTTACTGGATTACCATAAATGCTACGATACTTACCCTTGTTGTCAGGATAGTACATCACATAGTTAGTAGGGTATTCTTTGTATTGTCGTTTGCCGTTCTTATCCCGCTCTACAACATAGATACGGTCTTCGTCCCTACTGTGAATAGCATCAACATAACTCATAGAGTCTTGCCGACAGTTTCCAAGATAGTGTTGAGTTCATCATGGTCTTTGTTAGTCTGACCGAGACTTGCTTTGTGTGCAATCTTAATTGCTTTCTTTAATGTAGAAGCCTTGATTTCAAGTTCTTCTGCTACCGCTTTGATGGTGTCATTCAAACCACCATTCAATGTATCAATCTCATGTAGGACTGTCATGCCCTCATTGACCAATTGTGTTAGTTTGATTTTAGCTTCGTTGTTAAACGTGCGATTATAGTCTGACATAGGTTCTCCTTAAATAATTAGTTAGTGTACACGGGTCGTGTAGTGAAGTCAAGTGTTTTGTTTACCTTCTACAATCTTTTTGACCAAAGTATGCAGTCCTGGGTTAACTCGTAATGCGTGTGGCATCAATTCATTGCGAACGTAATTACGGGTATAGCG